TGGAGAGTATTAGCCTCTCGGACACTTTTGTGCGTGGCACGGGTGGTGATGATATCATCCTTCTGGTGCTTAATTAGCAATACAATGAGGCAACTTCTCGCAGAACGCATATGCGCCGGTCTCAAGAGGAAGACTATCACGTCTTGCTCTCGATGGACTGAAGCATATCGTGTTATGGGTCAACCGTATCCAGGGTCATGGAGCTTTAAGCACCATCCTTGGGCACGTGAGATGCATGATTGCGAGGATGAAATGATGATTGGGCAGAAGGGTGCCCAGCTATGTTTCACAGAGGTTGCACTCAATAAGAGCTTCTATAATATTGACGTTCATGGGAATAGTGTCCTCTATGTGCTACCAACATCTAGCCCTGATGCAAGTAACTTCTCTACAAGTAGGTTCGATCCGGCTCTAGAGTTGTCACCGCACTTGTCAACGCTCTTTTCAGATGTTAAGAATATTGGACACAAGCGCGCTGGCAGCGCAAATATGTTTCTCCGTGGGAGTCGGAGTAGGAATCAGCTCAAGTCCATCCCGGTCTCCTTCGCCGCAATCGACGAGGTTGACGAGATGGTCCAGCAAAACATCCCGCTCATCTTTGAGCGGATGTCTGGACAGCTTCAGCAACAATCATTCCTTCTTAGCACACCGACGATTGAGCATTTCGGGATCAACAAGTATTATCAGCAGTCAACACAAGACCATTACTTCTTTCCCTGCCCATTGTGTGGGAAGTTGACGGAGTTTCTTTTCCCAGATTGCCTTGAAATTACTGCTGAAAAGTGGGGTGATCCACGTATCCAGGACTCATTCCTAAAGTGTAAGGAGTGCCAGGGCAAACTTGAGCATGAGACGAAATATGAGTATCTCACTAGAGGACAGTGGGTGCCCGGCTACACAGATCGTATGATGCGTGGTTTCCATGTGAATCAAATGTATAGTGCTACTGTGAAACCTCACCAGATTGCGGCATCTTACCTTAAAGGGAAGGAAAGTCCTGCTGATGAGCAGGAATTCTGGAATTCTAAGATGGGTATGCCGCATGAACCAGAGGGTTCACGTATTACGGATGCTGATATCCAGAGCTGTATGTCATCGCTCGGGATGGTTGCAGTCGCCAAGCCACATGCTTTGGTAACAATGGGTGTTGACGTTGGTAAGTGGCTACACTATGAGATTACACAATATGGACTGAGTGGATTAGGGTCAGATATCTCACTAAGCGCCGAAGGACGGCTCCTAAAAGCTGGTAAATTGCAGCATTTTGAGGAGCTTGATGCCTTAATGCTCAAATACTATATCAACTTTTGCGTTATTGATGCCAATCCTGAGCGTCGTAAAGCATTAGAATTTGCACAGCGCTTTTTTGGGTTGGTCAGATGCTGTTTCTATGGACGGGGTGTCAACGGTAAAGAGATTACCTTGCACGCGCAAGAGCAGCATACTATGACAGTTGATCGGACAACCTGGCTCGACCTTTCTTTAGGACGGATCCGAACACAAAGGATGAAGCTCCCTATTGATACTCCTATTGAATATAAGGAACACTTAAAAGCTCTAGTGCGTATTACAACTAAAGATCCTGATGGGAATCCTGTCGCAAAATATATCAAAACGAGTGAAGACCACTTTGCACATGCCCGAAACTATAATGAAATTGCTTTGCAGCTTGCTGGAACATTTGCTACATCCCAGAATATCAGTGGAGTCTACTAGTGCCAGCAGCTATTACATTAGATAAGATTCGCCATCCCCAGCATACGCTTATGTCTCTGGAGTGGGAGAAATTTCGTCTCACATTTGAGGGTGGTATCTTTTTTAAGAGCAAGTATCTGAAGAAATTTAGCACACGCGAAGATAATGACGACTTCAACAGTCGTCGTGAGATGACGCATGTGCCTGCTCATGCTAAAGCTGCTATTTTAGATATTCGCAACGCTATCTTTAAGCGGATGGTTGACATCACACGGAAGGACGGTCCTGATTCTTACGCTCGAGCAGTAGCTGGTTTGGATCGTGGTATTGACGGTAAAGGCAATACCATGAATAGCTTCGTCGGACAGGTTATCTTGCCCGAGCTACTTGTATTGGGGCGCGTCGGGATCTATGTCGATAAGCCTCAAATTCTGCATGACCGTCTTTCACTTGTGGAAGCACGGAAGTATGCACCGTATCTCTACCACTATCAAGCTGAGGATATTTTCTCTTGGCATTTCGATGAGTTAAATCGCTTGGACGTTGTGCTTTTACGGGATCATGATTTCACTACTGATGATAATACAGGTCTCATCAATGGAGAGACAGAGAATTATCGTCTTTTGAAATTGATCGACGTAGATGGTCGTAAGCAAGTTGAGCTATCACGTTTCGGTCTTACTCAGCGTGGCTCAATCAAGCCGCTGACAATGCTCGAAGATCCTATGATCTTGGATCTGCCAGAGATCCCGTTTGTGCTTATGGAATTAGATACGTCATTGATGACGGACATCGCTGATTATCAAATCTCGTTACTGAACCTCTCCTCGAGCGATGTCAACTATGCCTTAAAGAGTAACTTTCCTTTCTATACCGAGCAATTCCATCCCGGTGCGGAGCTTGCGAATTTACGCAATGCAGAGGTTGAGGGAGATGGGACATCCACTGAAGCCAATACTGCGAATGCTCGTCAACAGAAAACAGGTGTTGCTCAGGGCCGACGATATCCCATGCATACAGATCGACCAGGTTTTATTCATCCGTCTGCTGAGCCTCTTAGGGCTAGCATGGATCTCCAAGACAAATTGAAGAAGGAGATCCGGCAACTTGTCTCACTTAGCCTATCTAATGTGAAGCCTGGTCAAGCCGCAGGGGTGGATACACAAGGTCTTGAGGGCGGATTAGCAAATATCGGCTTAGAGTTAGAATTCGGAGAACGAAATCTCGGACGCATCTGGTGGTGGTATGAGAGTAATACTGGTGGTGAGGTCACCATCAAATACCCAGACAATTACAGTATGCGTACAGATGAGGAACGTCGGAAAGAAGCGGGAGAGTTGAGGGAGATCCTCCCTACAATCCCGAGTCCGACATTCCAGAAGCAGACAACTAAAGACATCATTACAATTATGCAGGGCCATAAGGTTTCGCTCGATGAGTTGCAACAGATGTACTCAGAGATCGATGAAGCTGTTGTCATTGTGACTGATCCTGTCATCATTCGCTCCGACCATGAAGCTGGTTTCGTTGGCGACGAGCTTGCATCGCGCCTACGTGGTTACCCGAAGGGTGAGGCTGAGCAAGCTGCTAAGGATCATGCTGAGCGTGCTGCACGTATTGTTCGTGCACAGATGTCCGAACGGGATATGGTCAAAGCACAGGCACGTGGCGTTCCAGCTCTTGATGCTGATAGCAATTCGGGTGTTGTTGAACGTCAACAAGCGAATGACACAACTACACTCATGACAACAGAAGATCAGACTCGGGGGCAAGGTGCCTAGCTATCTCACAGAAGCAGAAGCCCAAGTCTATTTCGATCAGCGTATGGGGACTGAGCCCTGGGATGATGCTGATTCTACGCATAGGACCAAAGCATTGGCACATGCTACTAACATCATTGATCGTTTGAATTATTCTGGACAGAAAGCTGTTGCAACACAAGAGAATCAATTTCCGCGCTGCACAGATACTGTGGTGCCGAAGGATATCAAGAATGCAACATCTGAGATTGCTCTGGCATTACTCGATGGTGTGAGTCCTGAGATCGAATATGAGAATTTGTTCATGACATCCCAAGCATATGGAAGTCTTCGTTCTACTTTTGATCGGAGTGTTCAAGCTCCGCATCTTCTAGCTGGTATCCCAAGCTTCACAGCTTGGACATATTTGCGTCCTTATCTTCGTGATCCATTAGAACTCGAACTACATAGGACAAGCTAGTGTGGATACTTGCGCAGAATTCTGATCTTCTCAAGGGTGAAGCTCAAGATATTCTTGTTTGGGTGATCCTTGCACTTGTTGGGCTTTATGGTGTTACGTGTGCTTATTTCATTCATCGCCAAGGTGCCCAAGATAAAAGGTATGATCGGCTTCAGACAAAAGTTATGAAGCAACTTGTTCGCTCAAATCGAGCTATTGAAGCTTTGGCTAACCTTCCGGCTCTTGTCATAGAGTCTGATTACGATGAGGAAGAATAATGGCTACAAGCAAGCAGGAACGACAAAAGCGTGAGGAGCAGATTGATCGTCTCTTAGACGATAATGATAGTCAACTCCAAAAGTTCCTAGTGAAGATTGAGGAGGGGAAGAAGATCCCACATACGCACAAGACGAAGATGAAGATGCAAGCATTGGTCGAAGAAAATAAGGCATCTGCCTAACAACCGTGTCAGATGACACTATTGGAGTTTGAAATGCGATTCAGTGATATTAACATCTGGTACCCAGTTTTTGAGGGCGAGGAGGCTGCTGCGGCTGCGGCTGCAACTGCTCCCACTGAGGCTGAGGTTATCGAGACTTCTGACGGTGACGATGCAGCATCAGAAGCTGCTATTGCAACTGCGAAGTTCAATTCGGATCAGCAGAAGGAACTTAATCGTATCCTTGCTGCTGAGAAGAAGAAGCATCAGAGGATCGTCCAGAAGGCTGTTGATGAGGCCAATGCGCTGCGTTCAAAAGCGCAGTTGACTAATCAACAAAGCCAAGAGCTTGACGCTCGGCTGGATCAGATCCAGAATGAGATGCGTACGAAAGAGGAGCAGGCTCGTCTTGCTGCTGAGAAGGCGCAGAAGCAATATCGTCAGAGTATGGAGTCGCTGGAAGCTGAGAAAAATACTTGGCAACAGCGTTTCACTGAATCCACTATTGAGCGTTCTCTAACGGACGCTGCGGCCGCAAACAATGCGTTTTCTCCCAGGCAAATTGTTGCTATTCTAGGCCGGAATACTCAACTCGTTGAGGTTCTTGATGAAGAGGGTAAGCCAACTGGACAATTGTCCCCTAAAGTGCGCTATGCCACTAAGGACAAAGACGGCAAGCCCGTTACTCTTGATCTCACTCCAAGTGATGCGATTAAGAGGATGAAAGAAGAAGAAGAGTACCTGAACCTCTTTCGGGGTGAGGGATCTGGTGGTGCTGGCCTACGCTCCCAGCCGGGAGGTAAGAAGCCAGACGTTAGGAACCTTGCCAGGGACCCTGCTGCCTTTCGTAGGGCACGCAAGGCTGGCGACATCAATTTCCAGTAGGAGTGAAAATGCTTTCTTTCGGTAAGATTTGGATTCCTGTGTTCGCGAATGACCTCGATGCGTTCATCCCGGAGTTGTGGGCTCAAGAGGGCCTCATGCTTCTGGAGAACAACATGGTGGCGGGTAACCTCGTCCACCGTGATTTCGAGAACCAGATCGCGAACTTTGGTGATATCGTCAACACTCGCCTGCCCGCCAACTTTGTTGGTAAGCGCAAGACGGATGCTGACAGCGTGACAGTGCAGAATGCTGTCACGCCGAATGTGGCTGTGCCGCTGAACCAGCATCTCCACACCTCTTTCCTCGTGAAGGATGGTGAGGAGTCGAAGGGCTTCCAGAGCTTGCGGGATAACCTGCTTGCTCCGGCTATGCTCTCGCTGGCTCAGATGGTCGATGAGGTCGTTCTGTCGGAGGTC